TGATATTATATGTTGATAAAGTAAAAACATTAAAAGGAAATCATAAATGAAATTAACTCTTCGCAAAGCAAATGCAGTACAAAACGAAATCAATGTTGTATTACGAAATCTAACATTTGACACAACTGTTAGGGTAAATGAGTTCGAAGGTCCCGAAACTAAGCTTGAAGAGCAACGCACAGAATTTAATATTAACACTAGACAGCGAACCGAATTGATGGACGCATTGTATGAGATTCGTGTTGCTGTTAGTGCAGCAAATGCCGCAAACGAAGTTAATGATAAATTAGCTGTCGTGGCACGCCTTGAAAAGGACATTACGTTTTACACTGACCTTGCAAAGTCAGAACCAGTTAAGGATGCTGAAGTAATTAAAGGTAAGTTGCGACAAATTGAAACTGCTAGTTCGGAATCCAGATATGGATATGGTTCTAGAGATTCGGTAGACACCGGAATCCTTACCAAAGGACAAATCAAAAGTTTCAAGAAGAAAACTGCTGATTTACGTAAAGCAAAACGTAACCTGCAAGATGAGTTGTTAGAAGTAAATGTTAAAGTAACAATTGACATAAGCGACCAATCTGTAGACACATTAAAAGCAGAAAGTTTAGTTTAAAGTTTTAGTGGTTATTAAACCACTCTTAAGTAAGTAGAGGATGAGAGTAAACAACCAAAACGATCCAGATTTGATATGCGCGAGCATTGATAGGATTTGGGGATTGTTTATCTACTAACGTCGAAACAGACTCTGAATCTGACTCGAAGGTGCAACTAGCGATACTATAAGATTGCATATTGCTCGCTAGACATACCTCGATTGAAAATTGTAACTTGTAACTTGTTAGTCACCTTCGGGAGCCGCTAGACGGTATGACTTGCACATTGCACAGTTTACCACTTATCTACTTGCTTTTGTTTTTAACTCTTGCTCTTAATTTCTCGGGTCGCGATTGTTTGGGTGTACGCTTGTTTTTAACGTTAGTACTATTCACACCTAAGACAGTAACAATTTTTCCGCCAAGCTCATTAGTTCCGTTTGGATCATCTGTGTAATCGGGATATCTAACAGTTAAAATCTCTGCAAACTCGGGTCGCACTTTTTGCAACCAAGCAATAAACATCTGCCACATAAATGGCGTGCCTAATCCAGATACAATACCAATAAAGAACCCGTCTAATAATGCATTGTAGTCTGATGTAACCCATTCGTTCCCAGCAACAAGTCGATGCCAGGTTAACATAGTTCCGATCAGCACTATTAGAAATGCTGCAAATCTAAGCCAGTGATTGTGTGGCTTAAGATGTCCGGCTCTATATCTAGCAATTTTAATTCGTTGTACTAGCCATACCGCAGCAAGCATTGGCAAACATATTGCAATAATTTGAGTTACATAAGGTGTTAGAAAAGTTAAGTCCATACTGTATTTACTCGAAATTCGGTAAATTTTATATACAGCTAAATATTAATATGACTGTGAAGAAAGATCGAGACGATTGGTCCGCTGAGGATGCAATAGAAAGAAAGCTACTTGATAGCAATGTACACCTGCTATCCGGAGACATAGAAACCGACACAATCGATGCCTGTATTAAGTGGATTCTGTACGAAAACCTAAGCAAATCCAAGAAAACGTTAACAATTTACATCAATTCTTACGGCGGCGATCTATACCAAGCCTTTGCCCTTATAGATGTAATGAAAGAGAGTAAAAGACCAATTAAGGTAATTGGTATCGGTGCTGTAATGAGTGCTGCCTTTCTTATCTTTGCATGTGGCACAAAAGGAATGCGCGAAGCAGGTAAAAATGCTAGCTTTATGTGCCACCAATATTCTGATGCATTTGACGGCAAACATCATGATTTGAAAGCAACTATGGCAGAAGGCGATAGATGCAACAAACAAATGATAGACGTACTATGCGAAGCATCTGGTCTAACCGAAACCAAAATTAAATCCAAATTACTCCCAGCAACAGATGTCTACCTATCGCCACAACAAGTACTAGATTTGGGCATCGCAGATACAATCATTTAGTAGACTTAAAGCTTTTTCTTTGCTATACTATCCGTATGGAAATGTATTTTGAATTCTCAAATGGTAATGAGACTTTATACTTTAAGACCAACAATCTTTATTCTGACTTGTTGACAACGGATAGGAGATTACTGTCGTCGACTAAAAATATTACGGTTTCGCAATATGCAAATCGTATTTGGGCAGAATACGACAACAAAGTAATATTCGCTAAAAATAGAATGTACGGCACAGATGTGAAAGTTGACTTAAAAGAATTTGTCTGGATTAAATTAAGATGTAAAGATCTCGAGGCCGATTCTAAGCTCACTGCCGATTCTATTATAAAAGAGTTATGGCCACCTACACGGGAGTTACAAATATGATAAAAAAATATAAGAACAAAATTAAATTAATAAGAATGTTACATGTTGCATTATATGCCTCGGCATTGTATGTTTTGATTGCACATTTTAGTTGGACTATGTTGGCAATAGGATTACTTACTGGATGGATGTTATGGTTATTTGGAATTAGTATTTCGCTACATCGCTGGACCGTCCATAAAGCATTTACACCTAAGAATGATGTTATTGAAAAGATATTATTATGGCTCGGTACCTTATGCACACTAGAAAGTTCTTTAAGTTGGGGATTAGGACATAGAGTGCATCATGTAAGAGCTGATACTAAATCTGATCCGTTCACTGCTGATTCAGACAAATTAATTGATAAATTAAAGATATGGTTTTATTACCACAATGAACCAATCGACAAATTTAGAATGTCTGATATACCCGAAGTTAAAAATCACATGTGGTTTCACAATAATTATTTTAAGGTATTATTAGGAACATGGACGGCATTTATATTATTGTTTGGGTTTGTAAATTTTGGTTATCTAATTGCTATTCCATGTATATATGTATTTACAGGCTACGGTTGGATTAACTTAATTGCACATTCAAAATTCTTCGGCAAGTTGACTGGATATCGGTTATATAAAACAAAAGATTATTCATACAACAGCAGATTTTGGGCAGCAATATTTCCAGGCGAAGGCATGCACAATACACATCACGCATCTCCAGGTCGATGGAATACTGCTACTCTGCCAAACGAATTTGATATTGCTTCGTACATCGTTCCGCTTGTAGGTATCCCAAAAGATAGACCTATACGTGATGGAATTAATTATGTATCAGGAAAAGAGGCAATGTCAGCAGAGTATGATATAGTCGATCTACACATTAAAGAAAAGAATAAATGATATATACGTTTGGATGTAGTATGAGCAAATGGTATTGGCCTACGTGGCCGGACTGGTTAAAAGCGTACGGAGAAGACGTAACTAACTATGCATACAAAGGCTATTGCAATAATCAAATGTATTGGCAAATCTTAGACAAGCTAAAACAGTTCGACAACAATGACCATATAATTATAGTATGGCCAAGACCAGACAGACAAGTAACTTGGTATGATAGGGAATGGATTGATAAAAATGATGTTAAGGGTTTCTTTCCTGATACACAAGGAAAGCTATGGCTGACAAAGAATACACCATACACTGGGTTATATAGAAAACACCCCGAGCATTTATCGAGCTTCACTGATGTAGTTATAAATGGCTTTGACATTATATTACAAACACAACTTTTATTAGACCGCGTAGGTTGTAAATATACTATGGCGTTTGTACAGAACCCTTGGGCAGATACCAGACCGGAGTACGCACCGAAGTTTGCTACTAAATGGCAAAATAGCAACGGACTAACTAAATCAGAAATAAAGACGGCTAAAAACATATTAGAAATAGACGCAGTACGTAACACTATTAATCTAATAGATTGGTCAACTTTTATTTCGGCGCCAGAAGACCCGTTTAATATAAATCATTACGCAGGCATCTGGGAATATTATTTTAACAAGAAAGAGTGTGTAATATACAAACACAAGACAGACAATCATATTACATCACTTGCACACCACGACTGGGCTGTAGAAAATTTATTAGACGCAGATCATAATCTTAGAGGTTTAGCAAGAGATATAAGCAAGGATGCAATGACTATCGACATTCCACAGTTCACACGAGAGGATTTTGTTGCACCACCCGAGACTGAACTATTATTATCACGGTATAAAGATAAATTATGAAAGATGAAATAAAAGAATTTTACAGCAAACTACAATTTCCCGGACATTATAAAATAGAAGATTTAAAGTTTTATGATACCGAAGGTGTCTGTAACAAATACATGAAGCAGATGGATAACTTAATAAAACCGGACGATCGAATACTAGACATAGGATGCGGTACTGGTTTTGTTAGTAACTTCTTTGCAATGCGTTATCCTACATGCCAAATTACTTCTGTTGATTTCAGTGATAGCATAGACTATGCTGAACAGTTTGCAAAAGATAATAAGATTCACAATGTGCATTGGATCAAAGAAGATTTTGCAAAATACAAAGCATACGGAAAATATGATATAATTATTTGTTGCGGAGTACTGCATCATATGCCGACATATAATACAGCTATATCTAAAATAAAAACATTATTAGAATATAACGGTAAACTTGCATTAGCGGTATATAATCCATATGGTAAATTTCTCAAACGATTTATTAAACTAAAATATCACAACGATATATTATACCAAGATCAAGAAAACAATCCGTACGAGGTAAGTTTCACTCAACATTATGTGCGTAAAATATTATGTTGGAATCTTAAATTAATAAGTGTAACACCCAGTTTCTATAATAGATTTATTGATTTCCTAGCGATGTTTAATAGCCGCAATGGAGGGTTGGTGTTATATATCTTCGAGAAAGATGACTAGAAAGAAAAATATTATCGTATGTAACTTTCCTAGATTTAGTGGAGAAATCTGGATACCTTACCTGTGGTCGCAAGCAAAGACATTTTATGAAATACATGGTAGACGTGTAGATGAATGGAACTGGGTACCTTGTTATGCCGATGTTTATAGTGCCGGCAACGAAGATAAAATAAAAGAATTAATAAGACAAAATCCGCCTGACGTCTTTGCTATTAGTTTGTATGTATGGAACTATAACTTAGCACACGAGATAGCGGCATGGGTAAAAGAAGAGTTTCCAAACTGTTTAGTTATAAGCGGTGGACCTCATCAATACTTTAAACACGACAACAATTGGTTTAAAAAGCATCCTCATTTAGATGCTAGTCTCCCTGGAGATTGTTATGGCGAACTATGCTTTACACAAATACTAGACTTATACGAAGATACTGACTTTGTTGATTGGACTTGTGTAAGTGACATACATTATCCGTCTCGTGATAAAAGTATGGTAATGTCTAGTAATAAAAAAATGACAAAGCAAGAGAAAAAGGCCTATCCATTTAACTGGAGTTCTTATTCGTTACAACAAGAACATATATTGGATTTTCTGCAATTCCAACAAGAACATTTTCCTAACAGTTTAGTATTGGCGGTATTAGAAACTACCCGTGGATGCCCGTATGGTTGCACTTATTGTGACTGGGGCGGTGGTACCAATACTAAAATTTTACAAAAGACTACCGAAACAGTTAAGCAAGATATAGATGCAGCAATGAACTTTGACTTGTCTTATTTGTATCTTGCTGATGCTAACTTTGGAATATTTGGTCAACGAGACGTAGATATTATAAGCTATATAGCACAACAGCGAAAACAACACAGACAGCTATTTGGAATTGGGTATGGTGGATATGCTAAGACAGCAAATAAATTAGAATACATTCGTGACATTTTGGAAATTGATGTTGAGAATAATCTTAGCACAACTAAAGAATTAAAAATAAGTGTACAATCGTTAGATGAAGATGTACTAAAAGCAATATCTAGAAAAAATATTCCGCTCGACAAACAATTGGAGATTTATAGACCCCTTGCTAAAAATAATAAATTACCATTGTTTGTTGAACTGATAATGGGACTACCTGGTATTAACCTAGAGAAATATTATCATGAGCTAGATGTATTAGGACATAACAATCTTAGCATACAATGGTATGAATGGATACTGTTACCAGAGACACCTGCTTATGCAACAGATTACAGAAAGCAGCACGGTATTCAAACTATCACAAAAACAAAAGGATGGGCGCACGAAGAAGCAGCAAGTAATAGAGAAGTTGTAGTAGGGTGTAATAGTTACTCATCCGACGACTATTTTCAAATGCTGATGTCTAATAGTTTATATCATTTATTAATAATAGGTGGATTTTACAAATCAGTTATTGAATTTATAAATTATAACGGCACTGAATATGGCGAAATAATACGAGACATTTATGAGAATTTTTTCTTAAGAACCAACTGTTGTAATTACTATAAACATGATGCTTACCATCAGTGGAAACAAATATTAAACGATCCTGATTTACAATGCCGAGTTAACATAGGTGACGAATCAGTTCATGTTGGGCATTATTTTATAGCACTAACACACTTAGATAATAACATCGTAAATCATTTAATGACATTCTTAAAGAATAAGTATGATATACCCGAGCATGTAATAGAATACGAAAGAGAATTGCATATTAATAGTTCTAACTTCGGAACTGTAAAAAGAAAAAGTTTATCAACATTAACGTATAAAACAGGATTTTCAAATAAACAAAATACATTACATGATATGATAAACATTTATTATAATTATTATGATTCGGGCAACATAACAAGAGCAAAGAAGAAATTACTAGGAGTATTCAATGTGGTCAATTAGTTTCAAATCAGTAACAATAACAGCACTAATATCAATAGCATGGTTTTTTGGATTCCAGGAAATGTATATAGTCTTTGCTGACTTTAGCAATCAATGGTATTGGTTTGTTTTAGCGACAATATGGACAACAACTATACATGATGTATTTGGACATATGACTATGTCACATACACTCTACCCGGTTAATACTAAAAGTATAACATACAAGTTATTAACTTTTTTAATGAATGTTGATCACGGATGGGGACCATTAACTACTTTTTGTATGGGACACGGCAGACACCATTCACATGCCGACCAAGGAAGCAAGGATCCAAACAATCCACGACTAGGTTGGTTTACAAATGGATCCGTTAGTCCACTTCTTTACTTGTACGACACAAATGCAGATTGGGGTGACGAAGCAGAGTATAAGAAATATACTGATATGCAAACCAAAAGGTTTAAAGAAGTGTTTGATGATAACTGGACCTTTATAACAGAAGAGTATTCGCATTACTTAACAGTAGCATTTTGGGTCTTGCTCTTTTTCACATTACCTGTTATACTGTTTAAAATAGTGTTCCTAGGTAGAGCCCTTTTGAGCATTTATACAGTATTTTCGGCTTCTTTTGGACATCTGCCTGTACTAGGAAGTTATCGTAATTTTGATACACCGGACACATCACACAACCATTTAATATTACATTGGATAAGTTTAGGGGTGTTTCCAACTATATTACAAAATAACCACCACGGGGCACACTACACGTTAAAAGACGGCGGTGCAGCACATTGGTACGAATGGGATCTTAGCAAGTATCTAGCAAGGATAATTAGATTAGGATTAGAAAAGAAAGCGGATAAACCGTTTATAGACGATAGTACATATCAATAGAGGATAACATGAAAATAGCATATGGTAGTGACATACACTTAGAATTTGGCAGTATGGAACTAGACAACACAGAAGACGCCGACCTGTTAATATTAGCAGGTGACACCCTCACGATACATTCTTTAATGCTAGAGGATTCTCATCGAAAACGCCGTTCGCAAGAATTCTTAAAACAAGCAAGCGAGAAGTTCCCTAAGGTTATAATGATATGCGGCAACCACGAGTATTATCATACAGAAATGCTGCGAGCAATGAAAATACTACGCAAGGAAGTTGCCCAGTATGAAAACTTTCATTTGCTTGACGACGAAGAACTTATTATAGACGATACTGTTTTTATAGGATCTACTATGTGGACAGATATGAATGGTCATAATCCTTTGGCAGAAATAGAATGCAACAAGTGGATGATGGACTTCTCTGTTATACAATATCGCGACCAACGATACAACGCAGCCAAATCTGCTAAGATGTTTGATAAGTCGGTTGGATTTATAGAGAATCGTTTAAGAGAGCACCGTGACAAGCAATGTGTGGTAATTACGCATCATGCTCCGAGCAGGCACAGTAGCAGTCCTGTATTCTTTAACAGTCCTATAAACCCTGCGTTCTATTCGGATCTGGACAACTATATACAAGACCAACCGAACGTACCAATTTGGATACATGGCCATATGCATAATAGCAGTGACTATAAAATTGGTAAGACGCGCATCTTGTGTAACCCTCGTGGCCATATAGGTGATGCGGTAGAAGGACAGCGAGCAATGGAATTTGAACTAAAGCATTTTGAGCTAGAAGTGGTTGACAACGACACAGAAACAAGTTAAAATACGTAGTATTTTAATAAAAGGAGAAAGCAATGTTTGAATCAATAGATATCCGTTTGGTAGCAAATGGCTACGTAATTGCAGTAACAGATGACGAAGGTGATGTAAGTGAACACATCTGCGATACGCCACGTAAAGTTACAAAATTTGTACGTGACAGAATGACTGCTAAAGTAGAAGCGGACAAAGTAACTGCATAATGCGAGTTGCAATAGTCACACCGACAATAGGTTCGGGGCATTTAGCACAATGCATGGAGTCTGTGGATGAACAGACACACGATGAACTTATACATTATATTTTTATCGATGGTAAAGAGCACGAAGAGACTGTACGCGAGATAACAGATGTATACGATGCCACTAGCATTATTACATTAGAAGATAATATAGGTGAAGGATGGTACGGCCATCGTGTTTATGCAGCATGTTCGTTTTTAGTAGATGCAGATGTTATCATTTACTTAGATGAAGACAACTGGTTAGAACCTAATCACGTCGAAGAGCATATAAAAGTATTAGAAAAAGGTTTTGCTTGGTCTTACACGTTGCGAAACATACATGATAAAAATGGTAAGTTTCTTTGTCAGGATAATTGCGAGTCGTTGGGACACTGGCCAATTTATTTAAGTAAGCCCGAAGAGCCAATACACCACATAGACACATCATGCTTCGCTTTAAGGAAAGAAGTAGCATTAAATATCGGTCACGCATGGTATGGACAATGGGGTGCGGATAGACAGTTTATGCATAATTTAGCAAAGCACTTTGATAAGTTTGGCAGCACAGGTAAGCATACAGCAAATTATCGTTTAGACGGTAATGAGCAATCTGTTAACGAAGAGTTTTTTGTAGACGGCAATGCTAAAATGTTAGAACTATACCCGGATGGATTTCCCTGGACTGAGGATAGTTAAATGGTTGGCGGGTGGGACAATAATACTAATTTCAATAATAATTTAGGTACAGCACCGAGAGGAGTAGGACAAGTGTTTAAAGATAGTGATTATACAGAAGCCGAAGAGCGCGAAATAGAACGTGCTAATTTAATTAGCGACGGTGTTATATTCCTGCGAACCCTTAGCAGATACTACGGTGCCGAGAAAGGAATGGACCTGTGGGCTAAAATGAATGAAGTGCTAGATGACGATGTTGCACAAGATGTCTTTATGAATATGCTTGGTGCTGGCGAATCCGGCACTACCTTTCGTATGCAGTATGGTAGATGCGATGTAAAAGTAACAGCAATAAAAGCAGTTAGGCAAGCAACTGGACTCGGGCTTAAAGATGCCAAGGAATTAGTCGAAGAATCACAAGTACAGCCAGCGAGAGTCCAGTGCCAAACAGCAAAAGAGGCAATTGGCCTGCGTAAAGATCTACGTGAAATAGGCATGTACATTTCGTGATTAAAGTAACAAAGAAATTACCATACACGTATCAAGCAAAAGTACACATTTCCGAAGGAATAGAATTATATAATTATTACATAGCAGATACAATTTGCGGACTTATTAATTACCTTGAAAAACATGACATCGAACCCGACGGTGTTGAAATACGCGAAGTGTTTAACAAAGAAGAAAAACTGCTATCGCAGGATTACTTTGTAAGCGAAGGCAAATGGATACACACGCCTGAATTGTGCAACTCATTTAAAGAGCATTATAAAGGGCATATATGTGATAAGGGCTGTTCGTTTGAGGGCAGAGATCAAACAGGCATCGGACCATAAATACTAGTATGAAAGAATCAGACATCACAACTATAGCACAAACAGAGAAGCCTATTTACATTGGTGAATTTACTGATATAATTAGTAAGTTCCACGACCTCGGTGTATACGTAGGAAGTCCTACAAAACAAAATACAGTTGAAATTACCGGGTACTATATTGAGGATGAAGCAAAAGCATTTGCCCACATGTTTGATGTTGCAACAGCATTTGGACCCATTGGGCAAAGCATGAATGGGCTTACAATAGACGTAGGATCGCTAACAATTAGCGAATATGTTGAAATGTTAACCCACATTTATCACACCCTGTAGTAAGTCATTGATTTCATTGCAGTAATTAATCCCACCTCATTTACAATCTCTATATATTTCAATAACTTACAAGAAATTTAGAGGTTGACCTTTTGGCACATCCGCGTATAATACACAGTATATTAAGTAATACACAAATCCAAATAATAATATACAGCGGAGATACACAATATGACAAACGTACTAATTAAAGCAGGCAAATACAGAGGGGAAGATGTAGTTAACACTGAATTTGAGCTTGTTAAGGATTATACAGAAGGCAAGAAAGGCGGCTTTATTACTGTAGATGGTAATAAGCACTTTGGTCGTGATAAGGTACGTGTTAATGTTGGTAGCCGTGAAGACTTTGTAATAACTAATGGTGATGGAGCAGTTCCAGAAGCAGAAGTTAAAGAAACAGATGAAGAAGTAATGGACCGTATTGAAAAACGTTTTAAGATTTTAGATACAATGACCATTGCAGCCATATCAGGTGACATACGTTCACTTATTGTTAGTGGCCCTCCAGGAGTAGGTAAATCATTTGGTGTAGAACGTGAGCTGGAACGCACAGAAACTTTTCGTGCATTGTCTGGTAATACACGTGGTACCAAGTATGAAGTAATTAAAGGTTCCGCTTCTGCAATTGCATTATACATGACACTTTGGAAGTTTAGTGATCCGAATTGTGTATTAGTATTTGATGATTGTGATAGCATTTTACTTGATGATGTATGTTTGAACTTGTTGAAAGGTGCATTAGATTCCGGTAAGAAACGCCGCATTAGTTGGTTAGCTGAAAGTTCTACATTACGTAGAGAAGACATTCCTACAAGCTTTGATTTTAAAGGAAGTGTTATCTTTATTACTAACCTTAAGTTTGATAACTTCCGTGGTAAGCTTGCAGATCATTTAGCGGCATTACAGTCGCGTTGTCATTACTTGGACCTTACGTTAGACACGATGCGTGATAAGATTTTACGTATACGTCAAATAGCACGTACAGGTCAATTGTTTGGTGAACAAGGAATTGGTGAAGTTGGACAAGCTGAAATCATTAACTTTGTAGATGACAACAAGAGCATGTTGCGTGAAGTTAGCTTGCGGATGGCAGTCAAAATAGCAGAATTGTTTACTGCATTTCCGGAAGATTGGAAGGATATGGCTAGAACTACTTGCATGAAGCGCAAGGTAGTATAACCAAAACAGAATCCGTTGTAACCCTTTACCGCTCTTAGGAGCGGTTTTTATTGACTATAGTTTTAGATATGTTATAATATATAAATGCAAACGTTCAACTACTTAGAAGATTACATAGAATTTATGGCTGGACTAACCAGTAATATTCATTCTGGTGGTGCTGTCTTGGGAGCAGGAGTAATACCATTTAATCTTGCACGTTACGACAAAGCTCCTGTGGAAAACATGTCGTCCCAAACGTATTTTGGTACAGCACTAACAGACAAGCAAGCAAAATTGTGTCAGCGTATAGTACTTAATTACCGTAAACAGTTTGCTAAGAATGGTATCGATGTTAGTCCAATGGAAACGAGTCCTAATTACCGTATGCCATTGCGTACAATTGATCGTACCAAATCGGCATACATAGAAGACAAAAGTATTATATTAAAATTCCCGTATGCACAAGACCTAATAAACGAATTGCGTGACTACAAAGGTAAATCAGATAGCCGTATACTATTCCAGGGCAATGGTGATATTAAAGCATGGGTACTTGGTATAACAGAACAGAACGTAGCATGGGTAGTCGGTTGGGGCAAACTACACGACTTTGAAGTGTCTAAAGAATTAATAGAAATGGATAAGCAAGTACAAGAGTGTGAAGGTATCGAATACAAAATTGAGTTGGTGGAAACAGAAGATGGGTACACAATAACTAACGCAGAGGATAGTTTGGTTAATTATATAAATGAGAAACATGGTGGGTTCGGTAAGGATAACGTGCAAGCATTAACACGTGAAGCAGGAACACTAGGTTACACAATAAGCGATAAGATACGTGAGCAATTGCCGGAAACTATTCGTGAGTTCGCGGGTCAAAGAGTAGTACATATAAAACCAAAGGAACACGACCTTAAAACTATCCTTGCCTTTGCAGACGCAACTAACCGCTGGCCTGTTTACATGTTTGACCCACACTCAAGTCACGATAAACAATTAGATGAATTGGGACTTGCCGAAGATGAAATTGTAAGGTTTGATTTGCGAGGTAAGACGGCGACTTGCGATTACAATGTAGATAATGTTAAACTAATGTATGCAGGACGTATTCCGAAGACATGGGTTTATAAATTACCATTGTTTGTAAGCACAACTAATTTACCACATTCGAATTTGCATCAACGTTGTTTAGCAAATGCAGAGGTGCTAATAGAATACTTTGATCAAAAATTATAAGGAGATAAAAATGAAGAGTAGAAAAATTTGGTCTGTTGAAACAATAATAGATATGTATAAGGAGATTGAATCCGAAGAACATTATGATTCGGATGATATCTCTACAATCATATGTGATAAAATAATAGTTAAGGAAGACATGTTTTCAAATGAAGAATATTATAGATTTATATTTGATATATTCGACATTTGTAAAAAGTATGTAAAGTCAACACAAGGAATTGAATGTCAACAGCAACAATAGTAATTAAAAATGAAACCAATTGTAAGATAGATGGACTAAGCCCAGAAGTACGTAGAGAGTTATCAAAGAAGTTTAAGTTTGAGATACCCGGTGCTAGGTATACGCCTGCGGTTAAGCTCGGACGATGGGATGGTATGATGACATTCTTTAACATCGCTGCTGACACTTACATTAATTTACTGCCTGAGATTATTCCTATTATAATAGCAAGAGGATATGAAGTAGCAATAGATGACAGACGAGCTTATACAATACAGTACGAGTTGGAACCTATACAAGCAGATACGTTTGCAGATCGCACATGGCCGGAAGGACATAACAACGCCGGCGAGCCTATTATATTCCGCGACTACCAAGTACAAGTAATTAACGAATACTTAACCAACCCGCAAAGCATACAAGAAGTAGCAACAGGCGCAGGCAAAACATTAATAACTGCCGCCCTAAGTTTGCAATGTGAAGAGCATGGGCGTACAATTGTTATTGTACCAAATAAAAGTTTAGTTACGCAAACAGAAGACGACTACAGGAACTTAGGATTGGACGTTGGCGTGTATTACGGCAAGCGTAAAGAGTTCGGTCACAAACATACTATTTGCACTTGGCAGAGCTTAAATATATTACAGAAGAAAGCAGAAGCAGCAACAGAAAATGCTACTGTAGCATCGTTACGTGATCCAACGAACGTCACTATAAATGACTTCTTGGAAGATGTGATTTGCGTTATAGTAGACGAAGTGCATGCCGCTAAAGCAGATGCATTGCGTAACTTGTTAACTGGCTCGATGAGTAAGTTACCAATACGCTGGGGATTGACAGGCACAGTACCAAAGGATGATTGCTTTAGAATTAGTTTAATATGTAGCATTGGCTCTGTTACAAATAAACTAAGTGCAAGAGAATTACAGGATATGGATGTGTTATCTGATTGCCACATACACGTTAGGCAATTAATGGACCACAAGGCATATCAAAACTATCAAGATGAGTTACGTTACTTGTTAGAAGATAAAAAGCGTATGGAGTACATAGGCGAGATGATCAGCAAGATTGCCGCTGGTGGTAATACATTGGTGTTAATTGATCGTGTTAAGCCCGGTAAGGACTTAGTTGGTATGATTGACGAAGCAGTATTTGTATTTGGTAATACAAAGGATACTACAAGAAAAGAGCATTATGATGATGTTGCGACCGCCAGTAATAAAGTTATCGTTGCAACGTACGGTGTTGCTGCAGTTGGCATTAACTTGCCGCGTATCTTTAACTTAGTATTAATAGAACCGGGCAAGAGCTTTGTACGTGTAATACAAAGTATAGGGCGTGGCATACGTAAGGCAGAAGATAAGGACCACGTCGACATTTACGATATTACAAGTAATTGTAAATTTGCAAAGCGTCATTTAACAACACGTAAAAAGTTTTATAGAGAAGCAGAATATGAATTTTCTATTGAAAAGATAGACTGGCAGAAATAAAGAAATGTTACCTATCAGAAGGTCGGTGTAGAGAGAGCAAACGAAATTAAAAAGAAAATTTCCGAATCAAAAAAAAGGAAAGCCTTCGGGAATGGCAGGCAAGACACACAGCGAAGAAACAAAAAAGCGCATGAGCGAAAGCAGGCGAGGCAAACGAGGCCCGCATAAACGAATTGATAAGTGTCCGTGGTGTGAAACACAATTAGTCACACCACGGCATGTGAAATTTTGTAAAATAAAATTTGTGGAGAAATTAAAATTAAAATATTAACACTTGATAACATAGCATTTGATATGACGGAAATACCAGATGAGATTGATGACATGCGGTTTGCTATACTTGACAACAGCGACCCAAAGAATCCGGATTACTTTTTTATTCCGCTTATATTCTTAGAGTCGTTTAATAGTCCTGCGCTAGTATTAGATATAGGCGGACACAAAATTAAAATGCCCGTGGACTGGCAGTTATTAATAGGCGAGGAAGAGATAGGGGACTTGGAAGTTGTTCCGCTTACTTCTATTAACGACAGAGGCTTCAGTGCATACACATTTAATCCCTTAAAGAGTTATAGTCCGGAGTTTATGCAAGTAGAAATTATTGATGTGTACCAAGATGTTAAATGGTACTTTCCTAAGTTAAAGCCTGGACAATTATTAAGTGTACCGTTACACGCAGGAGAGAATCCTAAGTGTGCATATTTTGTAAAAGATATTTCGAGACAATCAGAAGTTGTGGATTATGCCAAAATCTGGTAAAGCGTCAGACGACACAACAAAGAGACCGATAGCTGGTGGAGTTAGTAAAGGTGGACTTATGAAAAAGAAAGTTGCAAAAAAGAAAGTACCAAGAAGAAGTATGAAAAGTTTTAACGACACAATGAAAAAACTCGGCAAAGATACAAGTTATAATTGGAATGGTAATTGGGCTGGGGAAGATTTATTTGATGAAGATGTACTAAATGCTAAAACTACTGGCGTATCTATTAAAGAAATAATCGAAAAAACGTTAGAAGAGATATCAACGTTAGAACTCGAGCAGAAACGATTAAAGCAAGCATCAAAGCAAAATAAAAATAGATTAGACGAAGCTCGCAAAGTTGATCAGTGGTTTAATATACTAAAATTAGCCGAAACTGATTCGTCTATTGCAGAATCTGTAGATCACATAATTACTATGTATAACCTAAAGATTGATCACAGCGGAGAAAAGTAATGGCATCACCCATGTACAGAAAAAAGAAGATAAAGAAAAAGAAAGTAGTCGATCCTAATCGTCCTAACTTACTTAACCACGAAAAACGTATGAAAGAATACGACGAGAAACATTCGAATCTTGACTCGGAACTTATCACTATGCGTAGACAGCAAGCGATGCTCGATAGATTAGAACGAGTAGTTCGAAGACAAGGTATTGAGATTAGTCGGTTATCAACCCAAATCCAGATGATTAAAAACAGATAGACAAATATAGAAATATATAGTATAATAGCACATGGCTAACGATCCTTTATATATTAAAAATGAAATGGCAGGCTTTGACCGAAAGGACAGAGCCTACTACGATAAACTAACTGACGAACAAAAGAAAAAGTTCAGTACCTATCTGATGTTAAGATGGGGTGCTAGTGTAACTGGTAATGCAGACATGCAGGAGTACTATCTTAAAGCAACCAATCAGCGTGTAAACAAAAACTTTTTCGAACTAGGTAAAAAGCATACTAAGTTGCAATGGTTGATGTGTACAACAGTTAGTCCTGGTATGGGCAAACAATATCACTATTGGCTCAAGGATAAAAAGAAAACTGGTACCAGCAATAACAAGGCAGAGAAGTTTTTAGCAAAGATATATCCACACATGAAACAAGATGAAATCGAAATGATGGCGGTACTAAATGGAAAAGCAGCTCTTAAAGATTTGGCAAAACAACATGGATACAGCAACGAGCAAATTAAGTCAGAGTTTTGAATGTAAGTATTGTAAGAAATCTTACAGAAGAGAATCAACACTTGCGGCACATATTTGTGAGCCAAAGCGGCGTTTACAACAAGAAAAAGAAACCGGAGTTCAACTTGGCTTACAGGCATACATACGTTTCTACGAACTAACACAAGGTTCTGCTAAAACTAAAACTTACACAACCTTTACTGAAAGTAATTACTATCAAGCATTTGTTAAGTTTGGTAGACACATGGTTAAGATACGTGCAGTTAATCCCAAAGCATTTATCGAATATGTTATACGTGAAAACAAAAAGCTAGACCATTGGACTAAAGATAAGATATACGAGGATTACTTGTATAACTATGTACGCAAAGAAAACGCGCAGGATGCATTAGAACGTGCATTAAAAGAAATGCAACGTTACGCCGATGAACACTTAGACGGTAGGTTTGCTGATTACTTTAGAGATGGCTCCGCTAATAAAATATGTCAAAACATAAGTCACGGACGTATGTCACCGTGGGTTATATTCCAATGCGATTCGGGCACAGACTTTCTTGCTAACTTAAACGAAGAACAGTTAGGAATTATAATGCCGTGGATAGATCCAGAGCATTGGCAACATCGCTTTAGGGATTATGTAGCGGACGTAGAGTGGACAAAAGAAATACTTAGCAAAGCAGGTCTGTGATTTATAAAACTTCTATAATAACAGCACAACAACAACGTTTTAAATATAGTGTGCCCGTTAGTGATATAGAACGTACAATAAATTATTGTCACAAACATGTCAGCCCGAGAAAGTATCGCTTGCATGGAAACAATGCAGGTGGTGAGGATTGGTGTATTGCTTATTGTGACAAAGATAAGAAATGGAAATTGTTTGTACATGATGATAAAATATTAACGTGGATGGCATTAAAAGATAAAGTACGATGACTGATGACGAAAAGAAAACATTAGCAATATTAAAAATGGATCCAAACGAAGACCATAGGTCTTGTACGTGGTGTGTTAACACTGATACATACATTCCATTTCATTATTTAAAAAAGAATATTTTTAAGTTTTGGGAAAAGAAACAAATTGTAAAAGAAGGTGCCGGGTGTCCGTTTGCAGATGATTGCGGGTCAAGGCATAGAACGAGTCTGGAATTTGGCCTGTGTAGCGGTAGTCGATATTTTAGTGGTCCGGACAATTACGAAATAGATTTAGTAAAGTATTATAATCAAGTATTAATCAAATATGAATAAAAAGTTTACAAGTGACATCGACATTGACTTTGCAGACAGAGATAAACTGTTAGAGCTGCTGGATGTAATACCTGCGAGTATTGTGCGCGACGGGGAATTAGTTAAACACAATACAGGCGTGTATGCAACTAACGTACCAACAGATCCATTCACAGGACAATGCAGTTTGGATCACAAGGAAGCAGAAGCTCGTGGCTATGCTAAGTTAGATTTGCTTAACGTTGGTGTATACGAACAAGTCAAAAGCGAACAGCATTTAGTGGAGTTAATGGCAGAGCCAGATTGGTCGCTGTTAAATGATACTGCATTCTTTGAACAGTTAATACACGTAGGCAATCATTATAATACAATGAAGAAGATGCCCGAACCTATTAATAGCATACCACGACTAATGATGTTTATGGCAATTATAAGACCGGCGAAGCGTCACTTAATTGGAAAGGATTGGAAAACAGTAGCAGAAACAATTTGGAACAAACCAACAGACGGGACTTATGCGTTTAAATCTAGTCACAGTTGTGCCTACGCACATCTAGTTGTTGTACACATAAATTTATTATGTCAGAAATAACAGATAAAGAATTAATGTGGGATTTACTTAATGGAGTAAAACAGACAATAGTAGGGTATGGTCCTAACGCCTTTAAACAAACATTAATAGCGGTTAAAGTAACTAACGAATGGTATACTATTATACCCGGTGAAGGAACAAAACAAAGTAAAATTATTGCTATTGATCGCAAAAAACGTGAAATAACTTGGTTGGTTAAAAATGAATAAAGTAAGTAACAAACAACGAAGTAAAGTATGGAGAGCACTTAAAGAAGATCACACGGTTTGGAAATGGTGGTTTGCTCCTGATGGAACTAACCGTGGTGTTTTCCTACAAGGACACAAATACAGTTGGCCAGGGAGGATGTACACAATTGACAAACAAAGTAACTAACAAACAACGTACAGCAGAAAAGCAAGCAACGTGGGATGCACTTAAACGTGACCACTCTACGCATTTTTCTTTTTATGGCAGTACCGTGTATGTTAGCGAGACCAACGGCACCGAAGGAACAGCATACCCATTAGGAACATTGCAGCACCCTGTTGATAACATGGACGATGCTTACAAAATAGCAGAACGTTATGGACTTTATTATATTAACGTGTTTGAGAGAAGTTATTCGCAAACGTATACACATTTTCTTTCGTGATGAATAAGACAACTAACAAACAACGTACAGCAGATAAGAAAGCTACATGGGATGCTCTTAAACGTGATTACCAGGATGATCCGTATATGATGAATTTTACAGTCAGTGGTAATATAAACGCCGACGATGTCTATTGGTATTGTCCAAATATACCCGAATTTGAGTAATGGTTACATTTTACTTTGAAACAATGTCAGGAATAGATCGTAAAAAATTCGCTAATAGGATGGGCAAATGGCAATCGGATCATTATGCATATCGGGAGACTAACCCGGATGTAACCTTTGAGGATTGGATACTGCAGGAATACAAAATAATTGTTAAGTATAACAGTTTTGGAGTAATTGGATTTACAATGCCCGACAAAGAAGCAACGTTTTTTGCACTACAGACCGGACTAGGACTATCTAATCAACCCTCCGGACCAGCGTAATACTTCTACGTTTACTACGCTTTTTAGCAATATCCTTTAAACTTAAATATGGACCATGCAACACGTCTACGTCCTTGCTTACAAACGTCTTAACGCAAACTTTAAATTGTACCCAATCGCCTTTGAGGAAAATATTAATAGGGATCATTCTATTTGATTCCCACCACCATTGTTCTGCAAGCTCTAAAAATTGTTCTTTTTGTTCTGTAGTACGCAATGCTGCATAATCATATATTGTTGTAATATAATCGTCGCTGTTTTGTATAATTCCTATGTATTCGTTTCCACCGTATGTAAGGTAGGAAAGGAACGGGCTCTGGTCTAGCAATTTCTTATAATCATCTTCCATACTTCTATTTATAATTAGTTTGGTACGGTGTTTATTTTTGGATCTTATTTAATTTTGAGCTAAATACTGTATAAATTAAAGGATCTCAGATTAAATGTCATCAACAATAAAAAGTTATTTATACGACAACAAAATTTTGGTACAAGTTCTGGATGACGATCCTACAATAAAAACGAGGTATAGAGTTGTGTACAGCAAAACATTAAAAGTTTATAAAGACATCGACAATCAAATTACTGTTGAATTTAAAAACAACGATCAGAAAGCCGCTAACTTAACTAGTAGAACATTTACGTTAAACGTAACAGATCCAGGTTCTAATGTGGCTATTTGGAGTTCAGGAATAACTGTTGCCAACGCTACACTAGCAATCGGAACAGTTACATTAGATACAGCTAATGTCGCGAACCTTACGTTACAGCGTTATAACTATACAATAAGTTATACATACGGAAACTTAACATTGCCAACTTACACAGATGATAACTGGGGTGCGTCGGGGCAGATGGAAGTCATATCTAACGTATACTAATGCGAGCGCAAGAGTTTATAACAGAGTCTGTTGACTTACCCACATTAAGCTTTCCGACATTATATCATGTTGGTGTGTTTGATGAAACATGGAAAAGGGATAATAGTTTCGAAGGCGCAGGCCTTAGTGTAAGTACAGATCCAGATGCATGGCGCGAAATTGCTAGAGGACACGTAACTGGTACTACGTTCTCATTAACTAAGCAAAACAATACATTTATTAACGCTCATAAATTAACAAAAAGACAATTAAATCAAATTAAACAATGGGCTTTAGATAACGGCTTATTAGAATCTCAAGAAACTATAAGAGTATCGTGGTTTGATGACGAAATGAATGATACGATGTATATGGATTTTGATTCAAAATCCGCAGCACAAGAAGAGTTCGATTTAGATGAGAACGAAGTTGAAGTTATCACAAACGGTATTATTCCGACAGAAAAATTAAAACAACTTTCGCAGAATCCGACGTTAACACCAACAGCCGTTATGGATTATGTATTACCGATATATGCAGAGAGTTTAAATGTAGATGGCGTGTGGTGGCAAGATACTTTAAACATTGCAAAATTTAGCGCACCACGGGGAGTTATTCTCCCTAAGATGGTAAAGACCTGGAAAGTTACAAAAGAATTAAACGAAGGATGGAAAGATACAATAGCTAACGTTGGCATCGCAGGTGCAATAGCCGCGGCAGGAACCAGCGGCATAGCAGTTAAACAAGCATTGCAAGACCCAACTATAGACAACGCAACCAAAGCAGAAATAGTACAGCAAGTGGATACTCCACCTAACATCACAGTAATAGAACCCGAAGAAGAAAAACAGTTCACGGGTAATGCACACGAAATGGCGCTTGCACGTGTAGCACAAGACGCAGGGATTAATGGAATAGAGCTTGCTGCATTACTAGCACAAACAGCACACGAATCAAACAATTTTAGAAGTATGGTGGAATACGGTGGTAGCTTAGACTTCCGCAAATACGATCCTAAGTACAATCCAAAGAAAGCAAAGATGTTAGGCAACACTAAAGTAGGTGACGGTGCAAAGTACAAGGGTCGCGGACTCATACAAATTACCGGTAAATACAACTATAAAAAAGCAGGCGAAGCATTGGGATTAGATCTAGTTAAGAACCCCGAGCTAGCAGAAAAGCCAAATATAGCGGCAAAGATCGCGGTATGGTATTGGAAGTATCGTGTTCAACCTAAAGTTAAAGATTTCAATGATGTTAAGCAAGTAACTAGACCTATTAATTCACAGTTGAATGGAATAGACGATCGCAAAGAAAAGTTTGCACAATATAAAATGAGAGTAACCCAAGCATGAAAATAAATGAGATAATAAACGAGGGTCGAGATGCATCTTTATATCACGGTCTCGCATCTGCAGACAGAGTTAAGTTTGTATTAGGCAACGATAAATTAGTACCATACAGTAATGTTACAATTGCCGGGAAGAAGCCATTCCAAGCGATATCATTAACTAGAAATAAACATTTAGCCTACGGATATGTTGTGTTAGAATTAGATCAAGCAAAACTAGCACAAAGACATAAAATGAGTCCTGTTGATCAGAACCCAGCAAAATCTAAAGTTAGTCCGGACCCCGATAGACATTCTAAGGGCATGTTCGGCAACGACAAAGGAAAAGAAGAATACTTCCAAGAAGAGATAGTTGTAGGAACAATAGAGCCATTACACAAATATATTAAATGTATAAAGATTGTTGAACCAACGCACGGCGATGAAGAGTTGTCACCAAAAGAAATATTTGCATTAGATGATTATATCCAATCTTATGCACAGAAATATAATGTAGAAGTTAATTCGGACTGGGTAGAGGATTTATACCAAGAGCTCCAATACGAAGAAGAATATGAGGAAGACGATTACTTAAGCATAGATCATTATAATACTCAGTTAAACGAAGTAACAGATCCGCAGGGCTTATGCTACAAATACGCATACCAGCAGATTATGGCAGATCCTAGTTTAGTATTAATCCACGCAACAGTACATGATCCTTGGGACCACCATCCTTATACTCACGCCTGGGTAGAAGACGGCGTCCTTGTTAAAGATTGGCAAACAATGGAAGTTGGTCTTAGCAAGTATGGAAAGAAGGGTTGGCCAAAACATAAATTTTATGCTGCATACGAACCAACAGACGCATCAGTGTATTCACACAATGATGTATTAAAATACGTGGCACAAACAAAACATTACGGTCCGTGGTAAATGAAAGCAAAAGAATTTATAAAAGAAGGACTGTCTTCTATACTATACCACACAACTAGCATACATGCATTGGCTAAAATACTTAAGTCTAATGAATTTGTGTTAACACCAGCAGTCGGCACAAGCGCGGAAATGGATTTACTTAAGAATCAAAAGTTTTATTACTTCTCTACAACAAGAAGCATGTTAGGATCATATGGCAACGACCCATATAAAATTGCTGTATCAATTAAGTTAGACGGCGATAAACTAGGACACAATTATTCGGGCAATCCTGTAGACTATTGGGGTCCGGCGTTTAGAAAAACTGATCCTGCTAAATTTGAAATGGAAGATCGTATATTTTCTAAGACGCCTAATATTCCTAATGCATCTAAATATATTACAGAAGTTCACATGTTAGTAATTGACGCTGATGATATGCCCGACCGACAAAAAAGATTATTAAGAAGGATATTAATTATGCTTAAAGCAAGCGGAATGAATTATTATATCTACGATAATAATAACAACTACATAACACAAAACAAAGCAAAAGCAATACAAGGAATCGATGCCGCTTCTATTAAGTCCAAGGAAAAAGAAGAGTTCTATCACAGAACTAAATTAAGTCAGTATAAGAACAATATTGTTACATGGATTGAGCTAGCAACTAAATGGAAAGAAAGCGAATTGTCAAAACCAGCAATGGATCTAGTTTGGTATATTAGACAATATGCTTATAATGGCGAGCCGCTTATTATGCTAAAGAATACCTTACATAATGCTAAAGGATCACATCAAGTAGAACGACCGGATGTGGACAAATTATTAAAGATATTAGCGGATAGAAGAATAAAGAATATCGACGAGTTTTATAAACAGATGGAAACGAAGTGGGATGTGAAAAATGAAATCAAGTGAATTTATAACAGAAGCAGTACAGATAGATAATAAAGACGGATGGGGTGCAGTCCCTTTTAATCAGGAGATTGGTTATTTGGGGCTACGGGTAAAAATGACTCCGGGCATGTTCCTACAGTTAGCAGCCCCGTTAGGCGACCCAACTTCAATGGATGACATTAAGCAGCACATCAGTTCCGGTGGTACATTAGGCGCACCATTTTTAAATATTCAATACCCATACGAATGGCACGATGGAGATTTTAGCGAGAAAGCTAAAGTGGTTGGGCACGAAGGCCGTAACCGGATGAATGCTATACAACAGGTATACAATAACGATCCGGTAGAAGTACATTTGTTTTTTAATCAAGGAGTACGTAACAGAGACCTTACTCCGGAAATAATTAAAAATCTAAACAGATGTTTAATACCAGAAAAACAAAGTAATCCACAATCTTGGGGTCCATACTTTAGAGTAATGCAAAGCTAGACATTTTAGCTTAACTCTGCTATATTAACTGTATATGATTAATACAGTTTTCCACCAATAAAATAATTTGTTTTAACTGTAAGTTGATAAATATATGTATGGGATATATTTATAAAACAACAAACACATTAAACCAACATTTCTACATAGGTAAAAAACATAGTCATAAGTTTGACCCGAGTTATTTCGGGTCCGGAATTGCAATTAATAATGCAATTAAGAAATATGGAAAAGATAAGTTTATTATTGAGGTCTTAGAGTGGGTAGATGATTCAATAATTAACGAAAGAGAAATATTTTATATTGAAAAATATAATGCAAGGACAAGTTATAATATTGCTGCCGGTGGAGAAGGAGTTAATTCGGAATTAGCTAGAACATTAGCATTACGACATCATAAAAATATGAGCAAAGAACAAAAGAAACAGCGAAGCGATAATTGCAGCAGAGGTCAGCAAGCTCGCTTTAAAAAAAATCCTGAATCAAACGAAACTAAACAACGTAAAAGTAAGGCACACCAAGGAAAATATCTAATAGAGGCGCCCGATGGAAGAACATGGACAACTGATGAAGGACTAAAGAAATTTGCCAATGATAATGAAACAGAGTTAGGGGTCGGATACTGGCAATTATTCGGAGTATATAGAAAAGGATACACAAACAAAATAACAACTCGTAAACGCAAAGATAATAATAATTGGAAGGTAACAAGAATTGACAAACCAAATAGCTGAATATACAATGTCGTTGTGGATGTCTCGAAAAACTAAACGAGGAACCAAAGGATGGCGAAGTGGCAATGCGGTGTGTTGTATTCACAACGGTGAAACTGTTGATAAAAGGAGCAGAGGCGGTTTATTAGTTGAAAATGATACTGTCGCCTGGCATTGTTTTAACTGCAACTACAAGGCAACATACAAACCGGGCTGGCACTTAACATTTAAGTTTAGAAAACTATTAAGCTGGATGGGTGCAAGCGACTCTGACGTACAGCGTTTAACCATTGAGGCAATGCGTGTTAGAGACTTAGTGGGTATACCTGAGCAAGAGCTAGACGAAGTAAGAAAAATAGAGTTTAAAGTTAAACCATTACCTGAGGATGTAATTAAGGTAGACGATTCGTTTGATGGTGATAGTCCAGGGCTAGTGTATTGCACAGCACGAAAGCTAGACTATGACGACTACGACTTCTATGTTACAAACGAAACAAGATACAAACTAAACGAGCGTCTGCTTATCCCATGCTTCTGGAAAAAGAAGTTAATAGGCTACACAGGACGAGCATGGCGCGATGCAATTTTACCAAAGTATCTTAATCAATACGATTCGGACTATGTGTATAACACCGATAAGCAACTAAGAGATAATAAATTTGTATTGGTAATGGAAGGTCCAATTGATGCTATTAGCATAGATGGTGTAGCAACACTAGGCAACGAAATAAGTGAGCAGCAAGCAGACATTATTGATAGCTTAGTCAAAGAAGTAATAGTGGTGCCTGATGCTGACAGTGGTGGAGGACAATTGATTGATGCCGCACTTAAATATGGTTGGTCTGTTTCGTTTCCTGTGTGGCACGAAACATGTAAAGATGTTAATAAAGCAGTATGCAAATATGGTAAATTGTTTGTTTTGCTTTCTATTTTAAAGGCCAAAGAGACTAATCCTTTGAAAATTAAATTGCTTTCTAAGAGAATATTAGATAAATAATATTACAAAGGAGTAATATTATGAAAGCGAAATCATATGTATATAAAGGTGAACACAAACACTCAAAGGAATTTTATATAGGTTATAGAGAAAAAAATGTCGATCCAGGATTAATTGATTTAAAGAAATATAGAACATCATCAAAAAAAGTTGAGCCAATATTTGATGAGTTTGAATGGGCAGTATTGGCTGAATTTGACAACGGCAACGATGCATATGATTATGAACAGAAACAAATTTATGAGAATTGGAACAATCCGTTATTATTAAATGAAAATTGTCATTACGGAAAGAAAAGATTTAAAAATGAAGGCGGTAGAATACATTCTGAATCTACTAAACAAAAAATAGGAAAGGCACATACAGGCAAGAAAAGAAAACCATTTTCAGATGAAACATTAAAAAGAATGTCAATTGCGCAATCAGGCAGAACACTGTCAGATGGTACAAAACAAAAAATTAGAGAAGCAAGATTAGGAACAAAACAATCACAAGAAACTATTAATAAACGAGTTGCAAAAAATACAGGTCAAAAAAGAAGCGCAGAGGTATGTAAACAAATTGGTGATGTACATCGAGGAAAAATTGTGTCAGAGGATACTAAACAGAAAATGTCAATTAAGGCTAAAGATCGAGCAAAAATTAAATCTATATGTCCGCATTGTAGTATAGAAGTAAGTCGTCATAATTATGCAAGGTGGCATGGTGATAATTGTAAATTAAAAATTGAGCTCTTGCGTAGAAAGTATAATTAATAGTATGCTAGAGAAATTCACATTCACAGGTTGCTCTCTTACAAACGGGCAAGGTCTTAATAGCAAAGACGAAAGATATTCAAATTTAGTAGCAAAATATTTTGTTGTAGAATTAAACAACATTGCAGTAGATGGCAAGGACAACGAACAGATTTTTCTCGATGCATTAAATGCAATCTACTTTGGTACACAAACAAAGTTATTTGTACAATGGTCTTCGCTTAATAGAAAACAGTTTCGTCCTGAACCAGATAAGCATGTTGGTATATTTCCAAACAATAAAGCTAAGATACAACGATACAAAAGTTTCTATTGTTCCAAAGAAGAAATGCAAACATTTAGTGATGTTTTCTTTAAACTAAATGGTGAATATTGTCAGTTGCTTAAACTTATAAATTACTGTAATATATTAGAAGAAGCAGCAAAAGACAAATGTGACATAATTTTTATAAACGGATTGTTACCATGGAAATCTGATATTGCTCGTCCTGAATTAGTTGAGGATTATGCACGTGATTTAGAAGAATACACAAAAGAAATATTATTGTTTGACGTCGTTGAAATTGAAGAGTTTAGAGGTTATTTTCATGTATTATGCAAACAATTTAAAACATTAAACCGTACGCTGTGGTTTAATATCTTTAGTGAGTTGACATTTATGCAGCGCGATAATGCAAACGATGGTTTACACCCAGGTCCAAAAAGTCAACAGGTGTATGCAACAAAGTTAATAGATTACATAACGGAGAATTATTAAGATGCAGTAGATTTTTTAGATAATGTTTTAGAAAAAAATAATGTCACAGTTCTGTATTTTAGAAAATGCTGACTATAAAACATTTAATACAAAAATGGTGAAAAGCCTACCAGTTATTTTAGATGACGATGATATTTTCTCATTGATATGTAAGAAATACAAAATATAAACAAGGAATAGTATGAGTAAGGAATACAGCAAAGATTTACAAAAGTTATTTTTAGAAATGATGATGGAAAACTCTGAGAGTTATGTACGGGTACAGAATATTTACAATCCTGAAAACTTTGACAGATCGCTTAAAGCTGTAGCAATGTTTATAACTGATCATTGCACAGATTATAAAACTATGCCAACATACGAGCAAGTTAAGGCAACAACTGGTGTAGAATTAAAACCTGTCAAAGACTTAACAGACGATCATTACGATTGGTTCTTGTCAGAGTTCGAAGGCTTTACAAAGCAAAAAGAATTAACACGTGCAATACTAGCAGCATCAGATATGCTGGATGCAGGCGACTACGACCCTGTGGAAAAACTTATTAAAGATGCGGTACAAATATCATTAACTAAAGACATGGGTACAAGTTACTTTGAAGATCCACGCGCTCGCTTATTAAGTATTAAAGAAAATAATGGACAAGTAAGTACAGGCTGGCAAATGTTAGATAAACGTTTGTTTGGTGGTATGAACAGAGGCGAGCTTAATATCTTTGCTGGCGGCTCTGGTAGTGGTAAAAGTTTGTTTATGCAGAACATTGCAATTAACTGGATAACACAAGGACTGAATGGTATCTTTTTAACGTTAGAGTTAAGCGAAGAATTATGTGCAATGCGTATGGATAGCATGGTAGCAAATATCAGCACTAAAGAAATATTTAAAGACATGGATAACTTAGAAATGAAGATTAAGTTAACCGGCAAGAAGTCCGGAAACTTACAAATTAAGTACATGCCAGCACAAAGCAACGTTAATCAAATACGTAGTTACATTAAGGAATTACAAATACAAAACGGTATGGAAATTGATTTTATTATGGTTGATTACTTAGACTTAGTTATGCCTGTATCTGTTAAAGTTAATCCAAGCGACTTGTTTGTTAAAGACAAGTACGTCTCGGAAGAATTGCGTAACTTAGCAAAAGAGTTAGACATATTAATGATAACAGCATCACAGTTGAATCGTGGCGCAGTTGAAGAAATAGAATTTGATCACAGTCACATCGCAGGCGGATTGTCTAAAATTAATACGGCGGATAACGTGTTTGGTATCTTTACAAGCAGAGCAATGCGTGAACATGGCAAGTATCAATTACAGCTAATGAAAACACGTAGTTCGAGTGGTGTTGGCATGAAAGTAGACTTGGATTTTGATGTCGATACATTGCGTATTACCGACCCGGGTATAGAGGATGATGGTAACGGTGCAGAACGTGCTAGTAACATATTAAACACACCGAGACCATCTGATTCACCTGCGGGCGATGCACCTAAGATAAATGCAACAGTGGATAGCAGTAAACTTAAGAATATGTTGGCAAATTTAAAAAATTCTGACTAAATATAAGATAAACTGGAGCATTTCTTGGAAAAGAGAACTAGAAGTATTCTTGCTGAATTAGACGGATTAATGGTCCAAAAGGATCGTGCTAACTTAGTAGAAAGCAGAGCGAACAATATCATTAATAGTGCTATAAACCTCATTGAGTATATTAACGAAAACTACAGCGAAGATACCGCCGATGAAATGCAACGGCGCCTCCTTAATTCAATTAAAAACAGAGATCCGGCCAAATTTGCCCGTGCTGTTAAGAAGTTAAAGTAATGTCTGAATCCTTGATGCCATTTATAGAAGAGCTAACAGAAGCTAGAATGTATCGCTATACAAGTACGTTAAAAGGCAAGACACTCGACGAACTAGCAGAAGTAGCATACATGATGATATTGTTAATGGAACTGATGCGTAAGGAAGATCCTGTACGTGCTAGACGCTATGCAATGCACACCACATTTTATGATAATGTTGAATATATAAGACAGGGTTCTTCAGACCTACACAATTTATTATCTATCATAAAGAATCAGACAGAACACGTCGACAGAATAACTCCAAATCCTGATATCACTCTACCTATGCTTACAACGAAAAAGTATTTTCGTGATATAGAAAGTAATACATATAGACGCGGCGAAGTGCGACCATACATACAACGATTAGAGAGATTTTTTAAAATACGCAGTGGTGAAGTAAAAGAAATTCGCAGAATTGTGTTATACTGGGATCTTGCTAGTGAACAGCAAAAAGCCGCAACAAAGAAAAGAATACGCAATTATTTTCAAAAACATAGTTTTAATAACGATTTATATACAGGGTATAAAACCAAGTTATAGATAAAAAGAGATAAATAAAAATAAGCGCATAGATTAAGCGCACTTATATTCAGGAGAAGAACAATGGCAGTAACAAAAGTAAACGGCGGAGCAGCCGCGATGCAAACAACAGGACGTGACCTTAGTTTTTACGTTTGTACCTTAACAGGTGTTCAAACAGGTTACACAGCAGTAGGCAGTGATTTCGAACTAGTTATTAAAGCATTAGCTGAAGTAGCAACAGTTGAAATTATCGGCACACCAGGAACAAACGTATTTAACGTAGCTCTTTCTGGTCATGCAGCAGACGCAGCAGCGTTAACAGTATTAACTGAAGCAGCAATAACAGGTTCAGTTATGACAGACGGTGTTATCACAGCTGACCCATTCTAATTAAATTTTAATTAGTAATAAATCTAAAAGCCCTTTAACTAGGGCTTTTTTATGAATTGAAATAATACAAAGTTGATAAATAAAAGTAAGCGCACAGATTAAGCGCACTTATATTCAGGAGAAGAACAATGGCAGTAACAAGAGTAAATGGCGGCGCGGCCCCAGTAGTAACAACAGGACGTGACCTTAACATGTATACAATTGGTGAAACAGGCGTACACACAGGTTATGCAGCAATAGATAGTGATTTCGAAAAATTAATGACAGCACTAGCAACGTGTGCTACACTTGAAGTAATTGGTACACCAGCTTCAGATGCAGTTCGTGTAGCAGTATCAGGTTGTGCAGAAGATGCAGCAGCTCTACAAGTTATTTTACGTGCATACCACACAGATATTAGCTCATGTACAGTAGCAGACTATACATTCTAATTTAGTTTTAGAATAGTAGCAAACCTAAAAAGCCCTTTTTGTTAAGGGCTTTTTTATGACTATAAATATTTGTATGAACTACTATTCCTGTCACACATTAGTTGACATCACTAGAACTGATGTAATAATGCACACCGATGAAGACAACGAAGCACGTAACCAGCAACGTAACTGGGAAACAATAATGCAGTTATTAACGTTACGTACAGGCATACACGATATAGAATATAATGGCGTTGATAACAATGATCTTACTGAACATAATTTTGGTAGAGAATATAGTGGCGAACATAAAGTGTGGTCCTTCACATTTGCATCCGATGATGATTATTTTCATAATAATGATCGCTACGGTATCATTAAGAATGATATACAAAATACCCCAATTATTCCTGACTTAACTGAGTCAGTACCACTTCCAGAGAAATTTTTCGTTGCTTCCGGCTCTACAATGAACATATACCTTAAAAGCATCAACAAAGCTAAATAACAGTATATAAAAATTATAAAGGAATAGACATGGCAGCGCCTACAAGCATCGAGAAGGAAAGTTTAGAAGCACATGTGGAGTTGTGTACTCTTCGTTTTAACAATATTGAACAACAGTTACGCAATGTTGAAACTCGGATTGATAAATTAGATGTACATTTAATGGATATCAAGAAGTCGCTAACTACATATGAAGCATCTAATAGAGATAGAACATTTGGATTAATTAAATCAGTATTGCTAATAGTATTAGCAGGTTTGCTAGGTTTTATTGGCAACGGGATGATAGGTTAATAAATATAAATGAAAGTAGTCGAATTACGTAACAAGTTATTACAGGCAATATGCAACGAAGAAAGTAAGTTGCTATCGCTGTTTAAAGACGAGCCAATACCCAAGGCAAAACTGTCCGAAAGGCAACAAGAACTTGCTACAAAGTTAACAATTAAAAACATTTTATTGCGAGTTAATACCGGTGATACAATCTACTACTCACGAAAAATTTGATCTTGCACAGATACGGCGCTTTACTGAGAATGAGTTAGAACGCCTAAATAAAAGTAAGAAACCATTTTGCCTCCAAGTTGGAGTTGATGTGATAGTAGGTAGATATAGAGTAAATAAACAGTCCAGTCATAAATGGATTGTTACTGGTACTAATATAAATCCAGTGGAATTTTCTCTACGTAAGAACGCTATATTGTATTGTTTCGCTATGCAGTCGGATGATTCCAGTCTAGCTTTTGACGTTAAACAAACAGATCAGAAATTAGCACGTTTAGAGGTAGATGCAACAGCATACAGAAGAAGGTACAATGAAGCATTAGAAGGAAATGATACGTTCAATATCGTGCATTTTTCGAATCGATATACAGAAGTTGTATATCGTATAGCAGGAACAAAGAAACAATTAAAAGAATTCCTCAAAAGGAATAAATACATCAAGGCCTAATCCGACCAAACTCGTTTATTATCTACTAGCTTCCAGGTCTTTCCTTTCTTTTTCGCACTCATCAACGCTTTAGTTTCGTTTGAGAGTTTTCTCCCTAAATTACCCTTTCTAATTTTTTCCTTAGTTTCATCTGTCATATTTTGCTTTGCTGCACTCATTTTAGCTCTTGTTTCTTTAGATTTAAGTTTTCCTCTTAGAGAATTACTCATTTTAGCCTTCGCGGCGTCCGACAGGCCACTAGTGCCTTCCCCACCGTCTGTCATATTAAGTAATATACCTTCGTTTAGATCTTTGCGTCCATGTTCTGCTATTAATGCAATTTCAAGCTGGTGCGCGTCTTGTTCTGACATATTTGTTCGGATAAATTTAATATAGGATTTATCTTTTGGTACTGGTGTTTTTCCGTGATGGGCATAAGCTCGATTGCCTTTACCTTTACCAATATAATACGGTGTGCCTGCTTTTGCAGTAGCTGAATCTTTATTTCTTAGGTAAGCGTATATATATAATAAATACACATGCTGATACTCCTTTTCAGTATTAGAGTAGTTGGTGCTCGAAACACGTGAACTACACTTTTATTTATCACTTTTGATAAATATAATAAATACATAATAATTAATACA